TCCAAATCTTCAAACCCGATCTTATATGTAGTCGGAGACGGCATTAGCTGGCCGTTGACATACCATATCATGCTCATACTAAACCGCCTCCCATAATTCTCTGTTTGCTTCTCTGATAGTTCAAAGACGCTTCGCCTATTTCTCTTTGCGAGATATAAGCTCTAAATTCTTTCGATCCGACAACATCGATCAATTCTCTTAAGAGATCGTTTGTTTCTTCCGAATTGTTGTACTGATCCTCATTGAATGCTTTTGGAACGACCGCTTCACCCTGATGCAATTGCGCCAGCATGTCGTTTGGAACATAGTTTGTACCGCTTGCCAAAGCCGGTATGGAATTCAGTCTTCCAAGATTCACGCTGAAAGGCGCTATTACTTGTTTTCCAAGGATCTGCATACCGCCATAGGAAAAATTCAAAGCGCTATTGATCCAGCCTATCACTTTGTTGATCGGATTGATGATATAGGAATTGATAATGCTTTTTACCTTACTGCTGATCGTTGACCCGATGCTTGAGAAGAAGTTTGATACTCCATTCTTCAGGTTGTTCCAAAGCTCTGATGTTTTTGTCTTGATAGAGTTCCATGTATTGACGAACCACGTTTTGATTGCTTCCAAGCCGGTTTTAAACCACGCCTTGATGTCTTCCCAGTTGTTCATAATCAACGGCACGATACCGCCGATAATTACGCTTGTAATGAACGCAACAATTGCCCCTAGAGGCCCACCTATCAGCAAGCCTATCGCCGTGCCGATCAAGGTTATGCCGGCTGTGATCGCAAGACAGGCATTTTCCGATAATTTGCCAGTCTCGACAAACTCCTTGATTCCCAGCACAAGCAAGCCAACACCGCCAACGATTAAAGCGATCGCCGAAGCTGTAGGCCCAAACAAAAGGAACAGACCCGTCGCCACGGCTGTAACGCCCAACAACATAACTCTGAGGTTTTCAAGGTTTAAGCCGTTCTGCCATGCGTCGGCAAACGCCAAGACATAGGTGACGACTCCGCCAATCGCCAAGCCAAGGCCGATGCACTCTTTCTGTGTCCAACCGAGAGCGTCCATGAACGTTGTCGCCAGCTTCCAAGCCAAAAGGCCAGCGCCGATGCCGGCAACAAGCGCAAGGATTGCCCTGAATTTCTGCAATGCTTCATCGGTAACCGGTGCAAGCTTGAAGTCAGAACCGCCTCCGCCTCCACCTGATTGAGAATTGAGATTATTGATTTCATCAAATCCGGCCAATTGTTTTGACGCCTGACCTGATTTCTTACCGAATTTTGACATATTCACTCCGGCAAAGCCCAAGGATTTCACCAATGCGTCAACCAAGGAAACAAGATACACAAACTTGTTGATGATCCATTCAAGAATCGGCGCAAACAAAGACCCCAAGGCATACCATGCACCATTTAGCTTCTGCTGAAGCTCGTCGTTTTGTGCCAGCCATGTAGTCATTGCCTTACGGATTCCGGCATACACTCCAGTCGCTCCGATCAATGCGCCAATAACGCCTCTGATTCTTCGCCCGATATCTTTGGCGGTATTCTTGACCGTGACGGTTGTCTTAGAGAACAGAGACATCGAGCTTTCCGCCTTGCCGGTATTCTCTGATAATTCGTCAACGTTGTTTGCTACTTGTTTCGTATCAAAGACGGATTCTTTTTCTTTCCTTGCGATTTCTGCTTCCAGCTCGTTGATCTGACGTATTCTTTCCAGTACAGCTTCTTTATTCTGCTTATCGGCAAGATCCTGATTCTTTGGAGACATCCCAGTTCCATCGATCCAGCGGATCGGTGAATCTTGCAATTGCTTCAGTTTTTCTTTCAATGAATCAACGGATTCTTCCGCATCCTCAAACATCTTCACAATCGTTGATGTCTTTGCTTTTGGCACAACCGTAATCGAGCCAAAGGACTTTTGGATCTCGTTTTTAAGATTTGCCAGCTCCTGTTTTGTCTGCGATATAGACGACTGATCTATGATAGTCTTAAGTTTTATCGCAAATTCTTCATTCATACTCTATTTTGCCTCCCATTTTTTGGATCTCCTTTTTCCAAAGATTTTCCGGCATTTTGATTGTTTTCTTTTTCTGCTGAGCAAATAATTCAGGCGACGCTTTTTCCGGTGATCGAGGGAAATTCTTACCCATAACAGCCCACGCCGTAAGATAGGCCTGTTTCCACGCCCGATAGCCAAATCCTCTGCGGTTTGCCAACAGAGTATCAATAAGCTCTCTCAAGGTCATTTCATACATTTCAGAGTATGAAACCCCATATTCCGCCAAAGCCCCGTACAAGGACTCAATGTAGCCCGTTACCCTTGCGTTGCCCTCTCCTTGCTGTCTTCTTTCGCTTCCTGAATCTTGAGAAGGTCGCTCTCTGTTAAAAGTCCGCTTTTCTCACACGCTGGCAAGATAATATCCGTTAAGATGTTCTCTAAAGCAAGGCCGGAATCCACCAGTCTGTCAAACAGCTTTTCTGCGTCTTCCTGTGACTGCGGTTTGCCTGAAGCGCCTTTTCTCATATATCTCAATAAGGTGACGATTGTTTTAATTGAATAATCCTGAATGAAATCCAGCAATTTCACCTTATAAGTGTCTTCGATTTTAATTGCGTCTGACGATGTAAGTCTTAACTCTATTTCTTCATCATTTAAAACGTAAGTAAATGTCTTCATATTTCTCCTTTCATAAAAAAGGGAAGCCTTTGTGACTTCCCTTAGACAGACTGCGGAACGGTGATTGTCGGTTCAGTTTCAGGCGTAAGATGAAGCGTGAACGATTCGATCTCGTTGATTCCTACCGCATTGAACGAATAGGACGGTTTTGACTTTAACTGTACCGTAATACCTGACGCATAAGTGATTTTCCATCCATATAACGTATTTGCGTTTAATCCAGCGATAACGTTGATATTAGACGTTGCGGATGGGCTTTCAAGATTGAACGGAAAGTCTAACGTGCCTAAATCCTGTAAACCCAAGACATAGGATCTGTATTTCAGATTGTCCAAGGTCGTTGATTCAACGGTGTCCGGTGCGCTTCCGATCTCAGGGATTTCCGTACAGCCGGCAAGATCCGTCCATGTTGTAGGATAAGCCTCATCGTTCCCTAAAGCACCGTATGAAAGCTTCGATCCAGCTGAAATTTTATACATAAAATTCCTCCTAAACAATTAAGCTGTTATTCTCTTCGTAATATCTCACGTTGGCCTTTACCAGCATTTTTCTGATGCCGTCCTGAAATGAAATATCATTGTAAGAATACTTAAAATTCAAACTCTTTAACGCCTCTTTTATTTCTTCTAAGGCGTTGTCCATGATCTGTAAGGTGTTTTCTTGAGCGTTTTCCTTCCTGACAAGTCGCCCCGTCAGGTCTAATTGCATTACATATCTCTTGTTTAAGTCCGATCCACGGTAGTTCTGCTGGAGTTCATATCCAAAATACGTCTTTCCCTCTTGCACCATTCCATCGGGAATCGGCACGCCGGAATCGACGTCTTCGATACTGTTTAAGGCGTTCTGTATCATTTCCCTTATGTTTTCAAATTCCATGCTTCCTCCACTGCTATCTTGACGTTTTCTTCAAATATGTTCTGCGTGTGTAAAAACGCCGGATATAAATGCGGACGTGCGACGATCCCCCACGATCCGACTTGCAAGTATTGTAGCCATGTATGGTAATCCCACGGCTGTAAAGTCGTGTAATCATAGCCATGTTCGTAAGTGTTGGATGCTTCACCCAGCCGGCCAGTTCCCCATTCAAGGAATGCACCGACGGGAACATCCGCCCACTTCGATTGGCCTCCTACCAGCAAATCGGAATAGACAGAGGATTCGATCACGCCGTTTTTAAGTTCCGGATCTTTTGTCTTGATAGACTGACTATACGCAACAAACTGCTGAGTGTTCCTTGCCTCTTGCGGAATCTCAATCCTGTTCTTTGCGTCTTGCCACATATCGTCGTTGGCGTACTTTTGCGCTAAGACAAGCTTAATCGATAAATCGTGTATAAACTTGTCAAAGCAATCAGGCAGTTCCTTGATGTCTTTCACATCAAAACGATGTCCGCCCAGTTATTGCGGACGGCCACGATTCTGTAACGAGAGCCGTTAAAAAGCACGCTGTAAAGCGATATGTTGTCAGACGTATTATTGAGCTTGCTTTTCAGGAAACTTTCCAATTCGTGCCTTGGTGAGCTTATGCGATACATCCGATTGACGTCGGCACCATACACCGATGCGCTTACTTCGTCTGTCAATTCCTGAGGCTGGATCTTGAATTCGGATATCGTCTCATAAGAAGCAATAATTGTTCCGTTTGCCTGTTTTACGTTTGTAGCCTTGTCTACCTCAACGTCGATCAGATACCGTAACTGTTTCACATCAATACCCTTTTATTGGAACGGATGATGTCATAAGTCATTGTTTCGATGGCGTTCTCATAGGTTGAGGACAGACCGGAAACAGATTGAGACTTGACGTCTTCCGCCCCCCTTATCAGATACATGGACTTTACACACTTGCGGATATTTGATCCTAACACATCCAGCTGTTTCTCTAACCCTTCTTGCGTGTTTGAATACTGGATGCGATTTGATGCGATAAGAGCGTCATTGACAGCTTCGTCTAATAACGCTCCTAACAATGTACTATCGCTTTCCTGATAGTTTGCGCCTAAATCGGTTTTGATTGAGCTTAATAGATTAGCTTTCGTCATAGACGCTCCTTGTCACATCCTAAACGGATGCGATCTTCTTGACAACAATTTCTGCCGGCTGAGTGACCTTGAGACCGGAGTTGATTTCGACCTGAGCCTTTGAGCCAGCGAACATTTCGGAATCAACGATTCTCATAACTTCAAGATTGTCTACAAGAGAGAATGCTTCATAGTCGCCGACGATCATTTCAATCTTGGTAAGATCGACAGTCTTAAGAGTACCGGTTGAATCATAGTATTTTGCCTGTGCTTCATCAAAGCCGTTGCATTCCATGATGTTCAGACCGAAACGTCTCATGAGTTCAGCGCTTCTGACAGCCGGATCGTAAACCTCACGGATGCGGATTTGGCCTAACAGCAAAGCATAAATATTGGGGGAAACTG